CGTTTCTAGCGGGCGGCCTGCCCAAGATTCTGCAAATCTTCCAAGATCGGCAGGACAAGAAGCATGAGCTTGCGTTAGTTGCCGCACAGAAGGAGCGTGAACTTGCCCTCGCTGAACGTGGGTTTATCGCGCAGGCACGGGTTGAGGAAATCAAACTGGAGCAAATCCAGACGCAGACCGCTGCCGAGGAACGCCAAGCCCTGTACAGCCACGACGTAGAGATTGGTAAAGGCGCATCCCAATGGATGATTAACCTACGCGCCTCGGTGCGCCCGGTCGTCACCTACATCTTTGTGCTAGAGCTAGTCATCATCAACATCGCTGGAATGTGGTACGCATGGAACCAGAGCGTACCGTTTGCGATTGCGCTGGAAAACGTGTTTTCCGAGGATGAAATGGCAATCCTTGCCAGCATTATTGCCTTTCATTTCGGTGGTCGCGCTTTTAGCCAGAAATGAAGGTATCTGACGCGGCTATCCGCATGATCAAACACCATGAGGGCGTAAGGCTACGTCCTTACAGGTGTCCTGCATTGCTGTGGACAACTGCGGTAGGCCATGTCATTGACCCCTCACACGCGGCGGTGAAGTATGAGGATCGGAAGAACCTACCGATACCCGATGGCTGGGATCGCAGCCTCACGATGGGAGAGGTGGACGCTATCCTTGCTCAAGACCTTGCGCGGTTTGAGCGCGGCGTGGCCCGATATTGCCCTGCTGCTGTTAATCATCAAGGGCAATTTGATGCTTTGGTAAGCTTTGCCTTTAACGTCGGGCTTGGGAACCTACAGCGCAGCAGCATACGGATGCGCTACAACCGAGGGGACATAGAAGGCGCTGCTGACGCCTTTCTGATGTGGACAAAGGCGGCAGGCAAGGTGCTGCCGGGACTAGTTAAGCGGCGTAACGACGAACGGGCGTTATTTCTGACTTAAAATCGTCCATTCGCGCAGCAGCCAATCAGCCTCCTCGCCCAACCCTACGCGCCGCATACGGTCTAGGATTTCCAGAAACGTCGGCGGTCGGCGCTGCCCGTATCCCCACGGCGCAGCCTTTAATTCTTGCTCTAGCGCGTCATCCTCGTAGTTCACCAGTAATCCCTCCCGCCCCTAGACGCCCTCCACTCGGGATTAGGGACGCTTGACCACTCTCGGTTAGCCTCGGCGCTACGTTCGCGCCAGAACCGCCATAAAGCCTTTATAAGCCGTTTCACGGTAGTGCCTCCACGCTGTAGTTATCAGAGGGGGAGCGCCAATCCCTCGGCACTTCCCCTCCGATCCAGCTCGGGTCAGCCCATAACAACCTGTTGTTAGGGTAGGCAATCCATTGCCCCGAGTCTAAAGCGATGATGTGGTGGTCTTTGGACTGATCCGGCACCTCACTCCATCCACCGTCACACCAGAATACGGTCATCAGGTACGTCCCCGGTCGCTGCACCCCATCGCGCCCTATAGCCTTGACGCGGTGGTTACGCAGGAACTGCACCTCTTTGACCTGACAGTTGCGGCTAAAGCTATCCCACCACACAGTCAACTGTAACGCCATCTCGGGACAGGGCTTGCTACAAAGCGCGTGAATCGGGATACGCGCCCATTGTGCGCCTGACTCCAACATGATTTGGAAGTAGGGTACGCGCATGGGTTCAGCACGAAAACCAAACACGGTGCAGAGGGTAAATTCACCTTTGCCTTTCTCATGGTCGTGCAGAAACTCGTTACGCACGTATGCCGTGATGTACTGCGTGTCGCACCAGAAGTTCATACCAATCCCTCTTTGTGTAATTGCATGATCGTGCGAGCCATGCCGTCGTAGTGCGCTAGGCGCAGCTCATCGCGTGACAGCCCGCTTTTGTGCGTCCTGCCGTCTACCTCGTCGTGGCAGCTAGAACAGCACCACGCACCCAGCAGATCGGGTGACTTCAGCCCCATGCCGCTAACCCCTGCTACGCGCAGATGTGCCAGCACGACCGTCTCGCTGTTGAAGTTACAGACGCCCGGTATACGCACCGTGCATCCACGCCCTCGGGCTTCTTTACGCAGCATAAATCGGCTCCGGTAACGGCCCGATGCCAAGTTCTATCAGCCTGTTCTCAATGCCGTGTAAGTATTCGGTGAATTCTTGCTTGGTCATGCGTGATGTTCGCTTAAGTGGTCGCAGACGCTTCTTGCCAAGCCCTGTGAGCGTTTCCCAGCCGAATATCTCGCCAAGGAAATACTCATGTAGGTCATCGCGTGTCCAACCCTATAACGCCTCTCCACCCGCCTCCATGATCATTGGGTAAACCACGCCCCAGAGGTAGGCCAGCTGCTGTGAGGTTTTGGGCTTCTTCCACTCGGCCACCTCTACCGCCCACACCTTGCTCGGGTCTAGCCCTTGCGTCATGCGGATAACGGCAGCCGCCATCTGCTCGGGTGTAGTGCCTTTGGGGAAAATGCGTTTCATGTATACGCCTTCCACTCCTCGGCGTACTCAACGTCTTGGTAGCCGGGGAACCACGGGCCGCCACGGGTCATGTGTACGCACACCGGGTCGGGTTCGTCAGCCTTGGTGTGCCAGCCCTCAAGGTAGTTGAAGGTCATGGGCAACTCGCCAATCTGATCGTCAGCGCACCACTTGAACTGATGCAAGTACATTCCCGTCTCGCTGTTCACCAGCTCTGGCGTGAGGCGTTGCGTTGCCTCATGCTCGCAGTTGATGAACATAAATGATGACCAGTTTTTGCGAGCGTAGGGATGCTGCGCCTTGCCATCCATTTTGACCGCCTCGGTAGGCTTGTAGTCGTGGTGTACGCAAAAGACCGCTTTCGTTTTATCAACATAGCGCCATATCTGCGTCAGGTCATGCCGTACCAAGAAGTCACAATCCAGAAACACCGCCCAACCCTTGTACTCACAAAGGTAGGGGACGAGAAAGCGCGTAAAACTAAACTGCGTTGACGAAAGCGGATCGTCAGGACGCCAGTACAGTCCTACCGAGCGCATATACGCTTGGTCAATCGGCTGGATGTAGATGGGGTTACGGGCATGGCGCTCAATGCTGCGCCGCGCTACCCGATACGCGATGTCCTCACGGCTGTCGTAGCCGATGAAGATGGGGAGTTCCGTCATAAGCGTTCCTCAAAGTCTATATATCGCCATCCGAGATATTCGGGCGCAACGGCGTAAACGTCGTATTCGTATCCACGCTCCTTATCGGTGATTTTCCGCACCAGCCAGTCAGGGAACGTGGTTCGCACATCCACCAGCGCCGCCACGGTCAGGCTTGCGTTGACGATGTAGTAGTAATCGGGGCGAGGATCGGCAGCATCAAACGACTTCTTGGCACAGATAGCGGCTGTCTCAAACGGCCACGCCTCGTACTGGAAATCATGCTTGATGTGTTTTACCTCTATTCGTTTACCCGAGGCATATACGTCGCCCTTATCGGCAAACTCTTTGCGGTCAGCAAAGTCTTTCGCCATACGACGCTTGGGCAACGTCACCGTATGCCCGAGGTTCAGTAGGTAAGTCGCCACGACAATCTCTGCCGGGCGACTAGCCCTAAACCGTGCCTCAAAGTCAGAAGGGTGTATCAAGGTCGTCCCAATTCTTTTCGGTTATCTGCGGCTGCTTGGTCGGCTGGCGCTGCGGTTCACCACTACGCGACAGCTTGCCCTCGCCCTTCGCCTCAAACTTCAGCGACAAGTAGGTATCACCCGTTTTCTGGCTCGTTTTCTTCCAGCCCGACACGTTGAAATCCACGTTGTTGATTACGCACGACCCACGAAAGTCAGGACGTTTGGCGTTCTCGCCCTTGTCGTTCTTGAACAGGACGCCACGCATATTCGGGTCAAACTTATCCACGGTTCTGCTCCTTTGCCATTTGAATGTACTTCTTGATCGCTGACCGTTCCTTTGCCGTCAGTACGTCTGCCACGGCGATATACAGGTCGTGGTCAGGGTTGAGCGCCTCATGTACCGCCATCACGGCAAGGGCTATGTCTTTCTCCTCGGCGTCTAAATCAAACGCGCCACGGAACTGCTGCACGAACTGGTCACGCTTGGTCTGGTCAACCTTCTTACCCAGATCGCCACGCGGGTCGTTCGTAAACGCTCGGCCTTGGGCAGCCTCCGCGTCATCGTCAATCTGCGCCAATCCCACAATCGCTGCGAGGGCATAGCGGCGAGCGTAGGTAATGCCAGAACCTTGCCCCTGCGGGCTGTTGTCCTTGGTCAGCACGGGCATCTGTCCTGCAATCCACTCACCGCTGCTGTGAGCGAGCGTGGTGACGAGCATCAAGCCCTGCTCTGTCATCTGCGTGGTCTGTATTACCGACAAACCGTTAGCCGCTAACTGCTTACGGCAAGCGTCCCAACAAGACGCTAGATCGGCGTACTTGGACTTGAAAAACGGGTTGCTGCTGTCTTTCAGCGCCCCGGTAATGTCGGCTTGGGCTTTGCTTAACGCGGCGGCCAATGCGCCGATGGTTTCACTCTGCATCTTCTTCTCCTTTCAGTTCATCCAATGCCCGGTTACAGGCTTCAATGCGTTCTTGTTCTTCAAGTTGCTGCATCAATTCGTCTTGGTGATGCCACCAAGTCATATCGTCATCGTGCATGGCTGGCTCGCTCCTCGGCTGCGGTGCAACCGCCGTCCCCGCAGGGGTCACAGGCGGCAGCGATCAGAAACAGGATGGCAATGGCAATGAATTGCGGGTACGGGGATTTCATTCCAGACCCCCGTTGCGGAGCGCATCAAGGGTGGCAATCTCGGTCAACTCAAACTCGTCGTCGGTTGACAGATCGGTTAGGTCTAGCTTGATGTTGTGGTTGAGCGAGGAGGCGTGTTTGTCGTTGTCCAAGTAAATGCCGATCAGGGTGGCGCTTTCTACAAAAACGCTGTTGTCCATGTCCTGCGAATACTCAACGTCAACTTCAAACTTATTGCCGAGGGCGTAGAAAGTGCCGAGGGCGCTGTATTTATCCTTGAACATCTCTGTTGCTCCTGTGTTGTGTTTGTCAACGGTTAATAGTTTAGTCGTCTAAACGGCCATGTCAACGACTTTTTGCGTCTGATCGCGGCGGCGTTGCTCGTACTGCATCAGCAATCGGCCAGCAGCCAGCAATTCAGCCTGCGAGCAATTTGGGTTCATTCGCAGAATTATCTGGATCAGGCGCTCTACGGCGTAGGCAAAGTCAGCTTCCATGTTCATACGCCACCCCGTACCAGCTTCATCAGCCGCAGCAATTCCGATTCCGAAAACTCGCGCAGTTGGCGTGGGCTGATGTACTCGGCAGGACGGTCAAGGTTTTGGAGGTGGTAAAGCCCCCACAACTGCCATTTGTGGACGTAATGCAGGTGCATGGCGTTTTTGGCGGCCAGCAGCTTTGCAGGTTGCGGTTTCATGTTTGCTCCTATCTGTGGGTTGTGTCTATCAACCCCTGTAGTTTAGTTGCCTAAACAATGGTGTCAAGGGGTTGTGCGAAAAAAGTTAAACGGGCTAAACTGTCAGCATGGACATCCACAAGCTCATAAAACGATACGGTAGCCAGCAGGCGTTAGCGGAAGCCTTTGGCGTCACGAAAGGGGCTGTAAGCCAATGGGTGAAGGCTGGGGCAATCCCGGCTGCTCGGGCATGGCAGTTCAAAGCGGGACACGTTAAACCAGCGGAGAAAAAGCGATGAAAAAGGCAATAGCAGGGCTTTTATTGGTTCCGGTGTTAGCGGTCGCACAAGAAATGCCGCTAATTGTCGGTACGTTGCCTAACCGTGATAACAGCAAGATCACGTTCACTAGTTATCAGGGCAAGTGCAACAAGGGTGACTGGCTTGCCTACGCTCAAGGTGACGGTGGCAAGGTGGCTCTTACTGGATGTTGGCGGTTTGTTGGAGACGATATGTTTGTGGTGTGGCAGGACGGGGATGTGTACACCTACCCGTTCCTTGACGTAACCATTTCAACGGAAATGGAAGTATGGCTGAACCGCAAACGATGAACCCCAGAAACGACAAACCCCCAGTTACGGGGGTTGACGCGGCAGGGGGGCTGCCATACGCTTTAAGTGTTGCAGAGCGTAGCGGAAGGTTAAGGGGGGAGTCCTTGACCTGTCAACCGCTACGCATGGTTTTTCTAACTATGCGGAGGCATTATGCTTTTCTATACACGCCATCTCGGTGACTACGCCCGAGATACCGGCCATCTCACGACGTACGAGCATGGGGTCTACACCCTCCTTCTAGATCGCTTTTACGCCACCGAAAAACCGTTTGGTGAGCGGGAAGCGATGCAGTTATGCCGCCCTACCAACGGACGGGAACGTGACAGAATCCGTCGCATCCTAAACGACTTTTTCATTCTTACTGCGTCCGGCTATGTGAACGCTCGGGCGATGAAGGAAATGGAAAAAGTGCAGGAAAAACAGGCAAAAGCGAAACAGAGCGCCCAGCAGCGTTGGATGCGAACGCATAGCGAACGCAATGCAGATGCAATGCTATCCAATAACCATAATCCAATAACCAATAACCAGAAGCCAAACGGCATCGCTAGGGTTAGCACCGCCGCTGTGTTGAGCGTGGTAGCGCGGAGGGGTGAGTGATGGGTGACGAGTACAGTTATCCCCCGAGCGCCGCGAAGTCCGGCCCGAAGGGACTGCCGGACGAGCGAGTGGCGCGAGCGGTAGAGCGTAGTGCCTCCGGTTGGGATGAAGCCGTGCGTAACAGCCCGCTGAACCGTCTGCGGTATTACGATGCGTTGCTGGCTCGCACCGCGTTTTCTGGGGACGCGGGCGAGCGGGAGAGAATTAAGATTCGCGTTGGCGAATTGATCCGCGAAATCGGAGCGTCTGACGTACTGACCGATCCCGGCGTTGTTGGGTTAGTCAGGGAGTTGTTTGGCGAAAAAGGCGTATTGAGGTTGAGAGAACGTGCGAATTCCCCCGTTAAACAAGTGCAAGGGTAACCAAATATGGTGGCAAATATGGTTGGGCAGAGCGATCAACGAAGCAAGGAACGAGGCGGCGTTCGTCGTTACCTTGATACCGTCACGCCGGAGGAATACACGCCGCAAACGGGTGAAGTTGACCTTACAGAGTTATCGCTTACCGGCCTTGCCGACTTGTACGGCAGCGACAAAGGCAACATTAAGCACCTATATACGCCGGTTTACGAAAAGCTGATTGCCGACCTGACGCCAAACCGCAAGACCGCTCGGTTGCGGGTGGGCGAGATTGGTGTGGCGTGTGGTGCCTCGTTGCGTATGTGGGCGAATTACCTACCGCAAAGCCAAATTGAAGGTTTTGACATACGACCTGATTGCGCCAACCTGTGTAAAGACCTGCCAAACGTCACGATTACGATTGCTGACGCTCGCACGTTAGATCGGCGTAATTACGATTTGTTTGTAGACGACGGTAGCCACATTGCCGAGGACATTGTGGACACGCTGGTGCATTGCCAGAACTGGGTGCGCTCGGGCGGTTACTACGTCATTGAAGACTTGGCCTGCACTTATGACGAGGGTTACGCGGCTCGGTTCCGAAGGAACTTCAACAGCACCCTGCCAAACGACCGTAGGCTGATAACGGGCTTGTTTGACGAAATCACGCGGGTGATTGACAGCAAAAATGGGATTTTTTGCGAAATGAATTACTACCCACAGATGTTGGTGCTGAAAGTCCGATGAGACACGCCGCCCGCCGTGACGGGAATGACGCCATTATCACCGAGGCGCTACGCAAGGCCGGGTTTACGGTCACCGACTTTGGCAAGGCAGGGCAGGGCATCCCCGACAAGCTCGTTACCCGCCCACTCCCTGACGGGACGCCGTGGGTGTGCTGGGTGGAAATCAAGATGCCCAAGGGAAAGCTGCGGGAAGCGCAGGAGGCGTTCCGACAGACGTTTGAGGCTCGGGGCGAGTATTACGTTGCCCGTGACCCCGAACAAGCCGTAAAAGACCTATACGAGCGTTATACCGAGGCTATTAAGCCGGAGCATTCAAGATGAGGTGTTTGCGTTGACCTTTGTAGTGGGTAATCAGGGGACGACCACCAAATTCGGGCAGCCCCGCCCAGATCGCCTCGGGAAGCTCCACGACCGGATGACGTTTGGCGTATTCGCGCAGCACTTCCTGATCGCCGTACCAGCGCCAGAATTTATCAGGCAGGGCGTAGTACATTTCGGTCAGGTCAGCCCAAACCGATGCGTCACGGGTGATCGTGCAGCACCCGACCCATGGGTACAGCTCATCCAGCGTCTTGCCTGCGTACTCCGAAAAGTCCAAGCCACGCTGTTTGATGTTAAAGATGGCATCCCGGTTGTATGACCGCCGACACATCGCCACAGACCCCTCGCCTAACGCTCCCACAACGTCTATGGGGGCGTTTACGATCATGTCGGTGTCAAGGTATAGGGCAGGGCTATCTAACCCCAAATCTGCCCACGCCCCTGTGCGACCAAGCATGAGGTACTGGCGGTCAATTTCGGTGATATGTGACCAAGTGACACCGGGGACGGTAGGCGTCATCCCATCTGTGACTTGGATCACCTCCGCGCCCGGGTTATGAGCGTGGATGGACGCAACCATTTTGGTCGGCAGGGCGATGTCGTCGCCTACGTGAAAAAATACGAAGCGCATGAGAGGAATATATGCTGAACTTAAACAGAAAACGACTGTCTAGGGCTATCTGGGATACGCTTTTTGACGGATTGGAAGATTTACCGTGGCAACGCCTTGATGACCTTGAGGCGTTAGACCCGGCAAAGCAGACGGGTTCCACCAACAACGCCAGCCTAATTGCCCTTTGGGCGGTTAAACGCTACTTCAAGCCGAAGCGCGTGGTGGAAATTGGCACTTATATCGGCAAGTCCACGTTTGTGCTGGCTCGGGGCGATACCGAGGTGCATACGTGCGATATGACACACAACTTCAAGCTGCCGATTTACGCGAACGTCACGCAATACCACAGCAGCAGCACAGAAATGCTCGCTAAACTTGACGGGCAAATTGACCACATACACGTAGACGGGCGGCTACAGCCAGATGATCGGGCGCACCTAGAACGGCTGTTCCACCCCGATACCATCATCACGCTAGACGACTTTGAAGGCATAGAAAAAGGCGTGTGGAACGCCATGCAGATAAACCTGTCAAATCGCATCCTCGTATACCCGCCAGAACGACAGTTGACAGAGCGTTTTGCGATGGGAGATGCTACGACTGCAATCATCCTGCCCAACTTGAGGCTAACGCCGCAATGAGCCATAAAGATGCCGCCGAGTTCGTAGGTGTACTGCTCCATAGCAGCACGGCAGCGCACTATTTGCACCTCAACACCGCGAGCTACGCCGCTCATAAGGCGCTTGGCCATTACTATGAAAATATTATCGCGTTGGCCGACAAATACGCCGAAAGTTACCAAGGTCATTTCGGAATTATCCCGCTAGATGACTACCCGGACGGGTTTAAGGTACAGAAAGACGCCGCTGCCTACGCCGACAGCCTGCTGACGTTCGTAAAGGGCATTCGCACCGATTTGCCGAAAGACACCGACTTGCAGAACATCGTGGATGAGATCGTGGGTGAGATTGCCGCCCTGTCGTACAAGCTGGAGCGTTTCAAATAGTGCAAATTGAACAAATCGGGATCGCCACCCTGATCCCGTTTGCGAAAAATAGCCGCACACATAGCGACGCACAGGTAGCCCAGATCGCGGCCAGCATCCGCGAGTTTGGCTTCACCAACCCCGTATTGATAGACGAGGCCAACGGCATTATTGCCGGTCACGGGCGCGTTATGGCTGCTCGTAAGCTAAAACTGACCGAGGTGCCGTGCATACGCCTTGCCCACCTGTCAGACGCCCAAAAGCGGGCTTATGTTATTGCCGACAACAAACTTGCCCTTAACGCTGGGTGGGATGAGGCCATGCTCAAACTGGAGTTGGCTGACCTCAAGGCGCTGGACTTTGACCTAAACCTTACCGGCTTCAACACGGACGAAATAGACGCCCTATTGGCCGAAAAGGGAACGGAGGGGCTAACTGACCCCGACGATACGCCCGAGCCGCCCGTAGAGCCTGTCACGCGCCTTGGCGACGTATGGGTATGCGGCCAACACCGGGTAATGTGTGGCGATAGCACCAGCGAAACTGCAATGGCAACGCTGATGGCTGGTCTGCAAGCCGATCTGTTGTTTACTGATCCGCCTTACGGCATGGCGTATGAGGGTGGGCGGGGCAAAAAGCAGTTTGGCATGATTAAAAATGACGATGCCCAAGGCGATGATTTAATCCAATTAGTGCGTGATGCGCTTACAACGGCAAAATCGGCAAGTAAGGCGGGAGCCGCTAGTTATGTGTGCTTCCCGTGGCGAACGTATGCACAATTTGAGCAAGCAATGACAGGCGCAGGGCTGCTAGTAACTAGTTGCATTGTCTGGGATAAAAAATCAGTTGGATTAGGGCATCAAGAATACCGCCCACAACATGAGTTTATTTTTTATAGCAAAGGTGGCGCGTGGTATGGCGACCGCAGCCAATCTGACGTTTGGCAAATAAACCGTGATAAAACAACAGGTTATGTTCACCCAACGCAAAAGCCTGCTGCTCTTGTAGAAAAAGCATTGGCTAACAGCACTAAAGCAGGGGATGCCGTCATTGATTGCTTTGGGGGCAGCGGTACAACGTTAATTGCTGCGGAAAAGAACGGACGCATCGCCCGCATTATGGAACTAGACCCGAAGTACGTGGACGTTATCGTTAAACGCTGGGAGGACTTCACCGGCCAGAAAGCCGTGCTGGAATCTACCGGCGAACCGTTTAAGGCCGCGGCATGAAACGCAAGGAGACGCGCATTAGCGAACGCACCGGCCAACCCAAGCAAGGCCACCAAGGAGAAGGCGGCGGTCGCCCCCCGTTTGAGATTGATTATGAAGCTGTTAAGAAGCTGGCAAGCATCCAATGTACGCAGACCGAAATCGCCGCTTGGCTTGGTTGTCACGTCAATACGCTGCTAACCAACGAGAAGTTTATGGAGATTTATAAAAGCGGCATGGAAGGCGGCAAAATGTCGCTGCGCCGCCACCAATGGCGGGCGTTAGAGGAAGGCAACACCACGATGCTAGTGTGGCTTGGTAAGCAGTACCTCGGGCAACGGGAAAAGAACGAGCTGACGGGCGCTGATGGCAAGGATTTGGTCATCACATGGCTGCCGCCCCAGTAGTCATACCCTACGCGCCACGTAGGATGTTCATGCCGTTCCATGAGCGCACCCAACGGTGGGCGTGTCTTATTGCTCACCGACGAGCTGGGAAAACTGTTGCAGCAGTAAACGACATTATCCGGTCGGCTATGTTTGCCCGAAGCTCAAACCCGTTGTACGGCTACTGCGCCCCGTACCGCTCGCAAGCCAAGTCGGTCGCATGGGACTACTTTAAGTTTTACGCCGCCCCCGTCACCCGTGACGTAAACGAATCCGAATTAACGGTGGAATTAGTGAACGGCGCGAAGATCAGGCTGTTTGGCGCTGACAATGCTGACGCGATGCGCGGGCTTGGTTTTGATGGCATTTACATGGACGAATACGGTGACTTTAAGCCGAGCGTATTCGGGAACGTCATACGCCCTGCCCTGTCAGACAAGCAGGGGTGGGCGGTGTTTGGCGGTACACCGAAAGGCAAAAACCAGTTTTGGGAGATTTACGAAACCGCCACTCGTATCCCTAGCGAGTGGTTCCTGTTGCGCCTGCCCGCCACATCCAGCGGGATTCTCCCGGCGACCGAGCTAGCCGCCGCCAGAGCGCAGTTGGCCGAGGATCAGTACCTACAGGAGTACGAGTGCAGCTTTGAGGCTGCGATCCTCGGTGCTTTTTTCGGCAAGGAAATGCGAGAGGCAGAGCAGCAAGGCCGCATCTGCCAAGTGCCATACGACCCGAATTACCCTGTGTACACCGCGTGGGACTTGGGTTACCGCGACGACACCGCCATTTGGTTCTATCAGATCGGGCGCGGGGAAATACGCGTCATAGACTTCCATGCCGTCTCGGGCGCTGACATCTACGACATTGCCGAAACGGTGACGCAGAAGCCTTACCGCTACGCTCGTCACTACTTGCCGCATGACGCCAGAGCCAAGAGCTTGCAGACGGGCAAGAGCATTATTGAGCAGCTGGCGACGCACCTTGATGTCGCCAAACTCGCTGTCGTTCCCGACATTGGCGTACAGAGCGGCATACAGGCTGTGCGTATGATTCTGCCGCGTGTGTGGTTTGACGCAGAGAAGTGCCGCGAGGGCATTGAGGCATTGCGTCAGTATCAGCGCGAGTACGACGAAGATAAGAAAGCCTATCGTCAGTCACCGCGCCACGATTGGACATCGCACCCTAGTGACGCTTTCCGAATGCTTGCGGTATCATACGCAGAACAGGCTGACAAGACCCCGACCCTTGAGCCTAAACCGCTGATCGTCGGGCCAGAGAACACCGTAACTCTTAACGATATGTGGGCGGTTCACGACCGCCAAGGCTCTCGGAGGGCAAGGATATGACCGCGATTAGTCCGACTCGGAACAATTACGTTGCCATCGCCGCGACGAGCAGCAGCACGTTTGGCACCGTTGGCGCGTACCTGCACAGCGTCGTCGTCAACGTGCAGACCAATACAGAAGCCACCTGCATTGTTAGCGATAACGGCGTCACCCTCGTCAGCATCCCGGCCACGCAGGCCGCTGGCGTGTACGTGATCCCGTTGGAAGTTGGCACCAAGGGCCGCATTACCGCGACCTGCTCGGGCAACAGCAACTGCCGCGTCGTCGGCTTGTTCAGCGATTACGTATGAACCGCAAGCCCGGCCTGTACGCCAACATTCTCGCCAAGCAGGAGCGCATCAAGGCTGGCTCTGGTGAGCGTATGCGTAAGCCCGGTTCCCCCGGTGCGCCGACTGCCAAGGCGTTCCGCGAGTCAGCCAAGACGGTCAAGAAGGAAAACAAGTGAGCGCAGCGTGGCAGCGTAAGGCAGGCAAAAACCCGAAAGGTGGTCTAAATGCCGCTGGTCGTGCCTCTTACAAAGCCGAGACGGGTGGCACGTTGAAGCCCCCGGTAAAAGCTGGCGACAACCCCCGCCGCGCCTCGTTCCTCGCCCGCATGGGCAATATGCCGGGGCCGATGGAAAAGAACGGCGAGCCTACGCGCTTGGCTCTTGCCCTCAAGGCATGGGGCGCAGGCAGCAAGGCAGAGGCCAAGGCGAAAGCCAAGGCAATCAGCAGTCGTAACGAGAGGAAAGCCTGATGGACGTATTGGTACAGCCGGAACTGAACAAGTATCTGCGTATCATTGGGCAGTACGAGAACGAGTTTGCCAAATGGCAGGCGCGTACCAAAAAGATCATCAAGCGTTACCGCGACGACACCCGTGGGCAGACGCTGACCGAATCCGCGAAGTTCAACATCCTCTGGTCAAACGTCCAGACGCTACGCCCTGCCGTCTACGCCAAGCTCCCAAAAGCCGACATCAGCCGCCGCTTTGGTGACAACGACCCCGTGGGGCGTGTTGCAGGGCAGCTGTTAGAACGCGCCATTGATTTTGAGATTGAGCATTACCCCGATTACCGCTCAACCATGTCCTACTGCGTGGACGACCGTTTCTTGGGTGGACGCGGCACGGCATGGGTACGTTACGAACCGCACACCGCCCCTATCGGCATTGAGGATGACGGCGTATCGGTTACCTCTAGCATTGAGCAGGGCGAAGGCGCGCCGCCGTCGTTAGAGCAAATTGAGTACGAATGCGCCCCGGTGGATTACGTCCATTGGCGTGATTTCGGCCATAGCACCGCCCGCACATGGGAAGAAGTCGGGCAGGTATGGCGCTGGGTTTACATGACCCGCGAGGCGCTCGTAGAGCGGTTTGGCGAGGAAATGGCGGCCAAGATACCGCTAGACCAAGGCCCGGAGCCGCTGAACGCCTACAACGAAAACAAGCGCCTTTATAATCGCGCAAAGATTTGTGAACTTTGGGACAAGGAAAGCCAGAAGGTTTACTGGTTCTCCAAAGGTATGCCGCAGATCATTGATGTGCGTGACGACCCGCTCGGCCTTGAAGGGTTCTTCCCCTGCCCGCGCCCGCTGTACGCCACGACGACCAGCGACACGCTTGTACCCGTTCCTGACTTTGTGCTGTATCAAGATCAGGCGATGGAGTTGGACATCCTTTCCGACCGCATTGACGGCTTGGTGAAATCGCTGCGTGTGCGTGGCGTATATGACGCCAGCCAGCCTGCCCTGCAACGCTTGATGACGGAGGGCGACAACAATGCGCTTATTCCAGTTGATAAGTGGATGGCTTTCAGCGAGAAGGGCGGCCTTAAAGGCAGCATTGACCTTCTCCCGCTGGACACGCTCGCCAACGCCCTCCTCCAATGCTACCGAGCCAGAGAGGACATCAAGAGCCAAATCTACGAAATCACGGGCATCGCGGATATCATTCGCGGCGTCTCGGCAGCGTCGGAAACCGCAACGGCGCAACAAATCAAAGGACAGTACGCGGGATTAAGACTGCGCTCCATGCAGGAGGAGGTGGCAATGTTTGCCGCCGAACTCATCCGGCTGAAAGCGCAGGTCATGTGTATGCACTACCAGCCAGAGACAATTCTGGCGTATGCCGCTGCCAGCCAGATGACGCCAGCGGATCAACAGTTGATCCCGCAGGCGCTGGAACTGATCCGCGACAAGCCGTTGCGTAGTTTCCGCGTAGACATTGCCTCTGACTCGCTTGTGATGCTGGACGAGAACCAGAACAAGCAGGATCGGCTGCAATTCCTACAGGCGTTTGGTGGGTTCCTAGCCCAAGCACTCCCGGTCGGTCAGGCGTCACCCGAAATGGTGCCGATGATGATGGAGTTGCTGCGCTTTGGTATGCAGGCGTTCAAGGCTGCCCGCCCGATTGAGGGGCAGATTGACGCAACCTTGCAACAGTTGGCACAAGCCGCCCAACAGCAGCAGCCTGATGGCGAGCAGCAGGGCAAGCAAGCCGAGTTGCAGCAGAAGGGTCAAATGGAGCAGGGCCGTATGCAGATGGAGGCGGCGCTACAGCAGGCCAAGCTGCAACAGCAGATGCAGATGGAGCAGCTCAAGAACCAGACCAAGATGGCGATGGAGCAGCAGAAGCAGCAGTTTGAGGCGCAGTTGGAGGCGATGAAGCTGCAAAGTCAGCAGGAAGCCGCCAAGTACAAGGCTGACATGGACGCCCAAACGCGCCTAATCATCGCGCAGATGAACAAAACTTTACCTCCGACCACCTTTAATCAATGAAACGCACTTACGTTTTTATTGATGGCGAGTTTGTAGAGCGTCGCAAGGACGAAAAGGGCCAGTATCACTACGTGCAGCCCGACATTCAGCCGTACAAAAGCATGGTTGACGGCAGCATGATCACCTCACGCTCGCAGCACCGCCGCCATTTGAAGGCGCACGGTTGTGAGGAGGTAGGCAACGACGATCCCGCCAAACACATACGGCGGGAAAAGCAGTCAAACGAGCGCATGGAGCGCCTCAAGTATGAGGTGAACAAGCGCATGACCAACGAACAAGCTGACCGCATCATCAGACAGTTACGCCAAGAGTTGAATTTCACCAATCCCCACAGGAGAGGCTAATGGACGTTGAGAATCAGGAAGCCCCACAGGCTGAAACGATTGACCGCAGGGCAATGCTGGAGGAACAGCTTGAGGCTGCCGAGCGTGGTGAGCCGATTGAGGCCAGATCACGCGATGAGGGCGGGCGTTTCGCTAAACCCTCCAAAGTGGAGGCAGAACCCGAGGTAGAGGAAGAAGAACCGCCGGTATGGCGTCGTCCTCCTGCGTCGTGGAAAAAGGATTTCCATGAGGTTTGGCAGAAAGCCGACCCAAAGATGCAGGAATACGCATGGCAGCGCGAGGAGCAGATGCGAGCGGGCGTGGAACCGCTGCTCTCCAAGGCGCAGTTTGCCGATGCGATGCAGGAAGCCATCAGCCCGTACATCAACACGATTCAAGGGCTGGGTTTAACGCCTGATAAGGCGGTTGGCGCGTTGATGGAGGCTGACCATAAGCTCCGCAACAGCGACCCGCAGACCAAAATGCAGTATTTCATGCAGTTAGCGCAGAGCTACGGCATCAACTTGGGTGCGATGCAGCCTCAAGCGCCGGGTGCAGCGCCTGTGCAGGGTGCAGCAGTTGATCCGATGGTCTACCAACTGCAAAACGAACTGAACAAAGTCCGTGGCGAGGTCATGGGCTGGAAACAGCAGCAGGAAATGGTGGAAAACCAGACCCTGCTAAACGAGATCAACCAATTTAGTTTGAAGGCCGATCATTTTGAAGAAGTCCGACCAACGATGATTCAGCTTCTACAGAGCGGAGTCGCGCAGACGTTGGATGAAGCCTATGATAAGGCCATTCGGCTTGACCCGACCTTGTTTGAACAGACGCTAAAAGCCCAACAGGCTGAAGTGGCTGCAAAACAGGCGAAGGAGGCCAATCGGGTAGCGAAAACTGCCCGCGCAGCAGCGGTGAGCGTCAGAAGTGCCACACCCGGCCCAAACACGGCTCCCAAGGCAGCAAACCGTCGCGCCCTCTTGGAGGAGGCTTTCTCCGAAACAGAGCCGCGTTTGTAATTAACTGATAAAGGAGTCATCAAATGGCATTTGCCAACTCAAGTATCAGCGACATCATTGCTACCACCATTCAGAGCCGTAGCGGTGAGCTTGCTGACAACGTGACGAACAACAACGCGTTGCTTCGTCGTCTTAAAGAGCGTGGGAACGTCAAGACGTTCTCGGGCGGTAACGTGATTTTGCAGGAAATCATGTACACCGATCCGACCACGAACAACACGAACAGCTACTCCGGTTACGAAGTGCTGAACGTAGGTCAGAACAGCCCGATTAGCTCGGCGCAGTTCTCCATCACGCAGTACGCTTCTGCGGTGACCATCTCGGGTCTGGAGATGATCCAGAACTCGGGTAAGGAGGCCATCATTGACCTTCTTGACGGTCGCATGGAAGTGGCCGAGGCCCAGCTGGCTAACCGCATCAGCGGTGACCTGTATGGCGACGGCACCGGCAACGCGGGTAAGAACCTCACGGGTCTTGCTGCTGCTGTGCCGGATGACCCGACTGTTGGCACCTACGGCGGCATCAATCGCGCTGTGTGGACGTTCTGGCAGAGCAAGAAGTTCTCCGCTTCCGCTGATGGCGGTGGTGCGGGCGCTGTCTCCAGCACGACCATTCAGGGCTACATGGATGCCCTCGCGGTGCAGTTGGTTCGTGGAACCGACAAGCCTGACCTGATCGTTGCCGATAACAACTACTACCGTTTCTACCTGCAGTCGCTCCAAGCGATTCAGCGTATTACCGAGAGTGGTTCTGGCATGGCTGGCGCGGGTTTCGCGTCGTTGAAGTACTACGGTGCCGGTATGGCGTCTGACGTTGTGTTGGACGGTGGTATCGGTTCCAGCACGTACAACAGCGGCTCGGGCAACGCGAACCATATGTGGTTCCTCAACACCAAGTACCTGATGTTCCGCCCCCACAAGGATCGTAATTTCGTTCCGATTGGTGGTGAGCGTCAGGCCGTCAACCAAGACGCCATTGTGAAGCTGATTGGCTGGGCCGGTAACCTTACCTGCTCGGGCAGCCAGTTCCAAGGCGTGTTGATCGCTTAAGGAGGGCGCAAAAATGTCTATTTCTGTATCCAATATGATCGGCGTCTCGCTTGAGTACACCGACTCGTCGCCCTCGTTCGCACTTGGCACGACCGTCAACTTGAGTGATGGCGGTCAGGCTGTGTACGTTCGTGCGGCATCTACGGTGGCAACTTACGCGGCTGTGTCCGTGTTGGTTGATAACACCGTGGTTCCGTTGACCACGACCAACTCGGCGGCTTCCAAGGCCGTTGGGTTCGCGCAGGCGTCCATTGCCTCGGCCTATTACGGCTGGGTGCAGTTGGGCGGCAAACCCCGCGTGAGCGTGTTGGTTGGCTGTCAGCCCAACGTCCCGCTCTTTACCACCGCCACGGCTGGCTCGCTTGACGACGCCACCGTGACCGGCGGTTTGGTTGCTGGCCTTGTTGCAACCACCTCGGCGGCTTCTGCCTCTGCGGTGACTTGCATCGCTGGCTACCCGCACATCGCCACGGGCGTTGTCGGGTTCTAAAGCCATGCAACCTCTGGAGATTACGGTGCAGGCGGCAGGGACGGCAGAGGAGCTTTGCTCCAACATCCGCTCTGCTCTTGCCCGTAATCTTCCAGAACTGACCCCCACTCCCATTAAGCACGATGGAACATTTGTGTGCGTGGCGAGTGGGTGGTCTATGCCTGACCACATTGACGAAATCAAAGCGCACCGCCGCGCAGGCCGCCCGATTGTGGCAATCAAGGCCGCGCACGACTTCCTCTGTGAGAACGGTGTGCAACCGGATATGTGGGTCAACCTTGACCCGCGTGACCGCACCAGCGGCATCCAGAAGGCTAACGACCGTACCGTGTACCTCGTTGCCTCACGCTGCCCTCCGGTCACGTTTGATTATCTGCAAGGCAAAAACGTATGGCTGTGGCACTCATGGGCAGACGGCCCCGAAATGCAGGCGATTGGCCCAAACAAGCTCGCCGTGGGTGGCGGGACAACCTCGGGACTGCGAGCCATCAACATTGGCTATCTGCTCGGGTTCCGCAATTTCGTGCTGTATGGGTACGACAGCTGCAACCGCGCCGATGGGTTGAAGCGGTTTACCGGGGAATACACCGGGCCATCTATTGACGTTTTCGTAGGCGGCCCGACCGGCAAAAAGTTCAACTGCAACATGGCAATGGCTCAACAGGCCAACGAATTCCAGAAGCTCTTTGAGGTGATGGGCGACATCAACGTGGACGCCCGTGGCCCCGGCCTTATCGCAGAAATCATGCGAATGAGGAACCGAAAGGACGAGGCAGCCTAGTGGCAATCCCCTCCCGCGTGTTGGGGTCAGGCGTCAACTCGCTATCAACCCTTTGCATCTGCGGCGACGGTAATGCCTCGGTGACGGCAGCCGGTACGTCAGCTGGTAACGCCACACAACTGACGTTTGTATACAACAATGTTACGACGGTGGGATCGGGCGCAGGGGTCAAACTCCCGCAAACCGAAATGGGCGAAACCATTATTGTGCGTAATGGCGGTGCAAACCCGTTGCTGGTGTACCCTTATGACGCCAACAGCAGCATCAACAGCGTAGGTTCTGGACTAATCAACACGGGTTGCTCGGCTTTGTTTTTTGCCGTCAGCAACACGGTTTGGGAAGAATTGCAGGGGTTTGGGCGAGCAGTCCCTATTCTGCATTACGGTTCTTTTTCAGATACGTCTTTGCAAGCGGCAGCATCTATTAACACCGCTTACGGCATGACGTTTAATACCACCGATAGCAGCAATGGCGTGTCTATTGGATCGCCCACTTCCCGACTTGTTGTGGATTATCAGGGCGTTTATAACGTCCAGTTTTCGGCGCAGTTAGATAAAACCTCGGGCGGCGCAGGCAACGTCTACATTTGGCTGCGTAAAAACGGCACCAATGTGCCAAATACAGCAAGTACGGTTGCCATCCAAGGCACCGCTGCGCGTACCGTTGCAGCATGGAATTTCATCATCCAACTTGAACCCACCAACTACGTTGAGTTGATGTGGGCAGTTGATGACACAAGCGTTAGAATTCTTGCAGCCAGCGCCACAAGCGTATGGCCTGCAATTCCCTCGGTCATTTGTACCGTAACACAGGTCAACAACCTGTAATCCCCACAGGAGCAAGGACAATGCCATTAGATAGCGACATTAATAACGCTGACGCACAACTGCACGTTGAGTTTTACACCCGTGACGAAGGCGCAAACGCAGGCAAAACCTACGTTCGCATCATGGCACCGGGTGACAAGACGAACATTTTGGATCAGCCGTTGCGCGACGATCACAAAGAGCGTTTCCCCCGTCAATGGCTGTATTTCCAGATGCAGCAGAACGAGGGCGCAGCCTCCCAGATCGGCACCCCGCTGTCTCAATGGAACAAAGACGCTCCTGATGAGATTAACCGCGACCAGATCGCAGAGTTAAACATCCTCAAATTTGTCACGGTGGAGCAGCTTGCCCTTGCCTCGGACGCCCAACTACAGCGCGTCGGCATGGGTGGCATTGGCTTGCGCGACCGCGCACGTTTGTACCTTAACCGCAAGAACCGCAACGAAACAAATGCGGAGCTTGAGGACACCAAGAAGCAGCTTGCGGAACTGCAAGCGCAAATGGCGTCATTGCTTAACGACGAGCCAAAGCGTCGTGGCAGACCGCCTAAATTAGCGGAGGCATAGCATGGGCAGCACGATGGTGGAACTCATACAGGAATGCACCAACGAGTTAGGCATTCCGACCCCCTCAACTGTCGCTGGCAATAACAGCCAAGACGTTGTGCAGCTGCTCGCGTTGATGAACGCTTGCGGCTATGAGTTGCTCCGTCGTGCTGACTGGCGAGAGCTGACACGCCAATACACGTTCTACACCGAGGCCACGACCGCTACAGGTTCGTGGGTCAACGGTGTGGCGGCGATCACCGGCCTTGCATCAACGACGGGGCTGGATACGACGTATCAGGTGCAGGGCGATGGCATCCCGAACGCCACGTACATCACCAGCGTCGGCCCGACCAGCGTCACGCTTAACTACGAAGTTACCTCTACGCAGGTTGATGCACAGGTCATTTTCCAGAAGGTGAAGTACGGGTTACCGGCTGATTACTACAGCACGGTCAACCGCACCCATTGGGACAAAAGCAAGCGTTGGGAAATGCTCGGCCCCGAGTCACCGCAGCAATGGGAATGGCTGCTCTCGGGTTACATCAGCACCGGCCCGCGTATTCGCTGGCGTCTGCTTGGCAAATACTTCCAGATTTGGCCGGGTATGAACGCGGGCGAGTTGCTCGGCTTTGAGTACCGCAGCAAGGGCTGGGCAGAAGCGGCAGACGGTACGCCCAAAAACAGCTTTACCGCTGACGACGACACTTGCGTATACCCAGACCGTCTTATGGTGCTTGGCACCAAGCTCAAATACTTTGAGGCGAAGGGTTTTGACACGACCGCGCTGTACCGCGATTACCTCCTAGAGTTTGAGACGGCGGTGGCGCAGGATGTGGCAGCGGCCAACCTCTCGTTTGCCCCGCGACCGGGTACGGTGTTGATCGGCTACGACAACATCCCTGACAGCGGTTACGGCACGGACGGCCAATAATGGCATCGCCTACTCGCAGAAGGCTAATCCAAAGGACGACGAACAACGTCGCCTCCCTGCCTGCCCCTGTTGGTGGGTGGAACGCCCGCGACTCGCTTGCCAACATGGCCCCGACCGATGCGGTTACGTTAGATAACCTGTTCCCCGGCGTTTCTAGCGTATCTATCCGTGGTGGCTATGTAAGGCACGCCACCGGCATGACAGGGCAGGTGCAAAGCCTGCTCGTCTACAACGCAGGCACCAACGACAAGATGTTTGCCGTTGTCGGCGGCAACATTTTTGAGGTGACGACCGCAGGTGCAGTCGGGGCGGCCAAGGTCACAGGGCTTGGCAATAGCCAATGGGAAGCCACCAACATCACGACCGCTGGCGGCGGTTATATGTACGCCGCAAACGGCGTGGACAAACCGCTGTTGTTTGATGGCACGACATGGACGCCGATTGACGGTGCTTCTACTCCCGCCATTACTGGCGTTACCACAACCACTCTTTTTGCGCCCACCCTGTTCAAAAACAGGATGTGGTTTGTGCAAAAGGACTCGCTCAAAGCGTGGTATCTGCCGACCGCCTCTGTTGGAGGCGCGGCCAACGTCCTAGACTTGTCCTCGGTCGCGCATTTGGGCGGCACCATCGTGGCGATGGCGTCGTGGACGATTGACGCAGGCTACGGCGTTGATGACAACCTTGTTTTCGTCACCGATCAGGGCGAGGTCATCGTTTATCGCGGTACTGACCCATCTAGCGCCTCCACATGGGCGCTTATTGGCGTCTGGATTATTGGTTCGCCCATTTCTCGCCGTTGTGTGCAGAAATACGGCGGTGATTTGCTGATTTTGACGCTAGACGGGCTGATCCCGTTTGCCTCGGCGCTGCAATCGTCACGCCTTGACCCGCAAGTAGCCCTATCGGACAAGATACAGGGCGCTTTTGCGGCGGCAGCGCGTCAATACAAGAACACGTTTGGTTGGGGATTGCTCTACAACCCGCTCAACAACGCTCTGATGGTCAACGTGCCGGTGTCGGTAGGCGCACAAGAGCAGTTTGTGATGAACAACATCACGAAAGCGTGGTGCCGGTTCACCGGCTGGAACGCCAACTGTTTTGCTCTGCTGAATGACAAGCCGTATTTCGGTGGTGACGGGTACGTTGCCGAGTGTTGGACAAGCGGATCAGGTGTGGCGGGCTACAACGACAACGGGTTAGACATCAACACCCGTGCGCTGCAAGCGTTCAATTACTTTGAGACGCGAGGCGTCATCAAGTATTTCACCCGCGCCCGTCCAACCATTTATAGCAACGGTCAGCCGACCATCAATATCGGCATGAACGTGGACTTCCAAACCAACGCCGACCTTGGTGCGCTGTCGTTCATCGCCACGCAGTACGGTTTGTGGGACGTTGGCCTGTGGAATCAGGCGGTTTGGGGTGCTGACTTGATCATCACCAACAACTTTGTGGGCATCCAAGGGATCGGCTATTGCGGCGGTCTGGTTTTTAACAGCGCAAGCCGCAACGTCTCTATGGAATGGGCATCAACCGATGTGGTGTATCAACTCGGATGGGCTGGCGCATCGTAAGCGGCCCCCACGTTGGGGCATGGGTTACGGCGCAGACCGAAGGAGCGTTTGACCCTAATCGGTCGGTCGCCATAGGGCTTGAGCGTGACGGCAAGCTAGTTGCCGGGACGGTTTACGAGAATTGGAACGGGCGATCCGTTGTTTGCCACATCGCGTGGGAGCGGGTCACCCCGACATATATGGCGGCTGTGTACGACTATGCGTACAACGTCGCAGGAGTTGATAAGATAATAGGGCCAATCAGCAGCAACCATACCCGGGCGCTCGCATTGGTCAGCAAGATGGGATTCTCGGAAGAAGCGCGAATTAAAGATGCCGCGCACGATTCTGGGGATATTGTTTTGATGACACAGACACCTGACAAGTGTCGTTTCTTGGAGCCGAGGTATGGGCAAAAAATCACCAGCACCGCCACCAGCGCCTGACTACACCACTCTTGCTATCAAGCAGGGTGAGGCTAACTTGGCCGCCGCCAAGCAGTCGGCGTATATGTCCAATCCCAACATTTATACGCCGTCTGGTACGCAGACCGTTGAGTGGACGAAAACGCCCACCATAGACACCGACGCCTACAACAAGGCGATGGAGGCATGGCAGGCACGGGCGTTTAACGATCCTTACGGCAACGCTGGCGAAGCGCCAACGCAAGAGCAGTTCACGACTTACATTGAGCAGCCGACTGTTCGCCAAACCATCAACCCGAACGCCGAAGCAGCGTTGCGGCAGCAGGAATTGGCACAGCTGTATATGTCGCAGGCTGCATCAGGCGCAGCAAGCGGCCTTGGCAACCTTGGTATTGCCTCGGCGTTTCGGCCAAGCGGCGTTCCCGACCTTGTGTACGGAGCCATTGGCCCGTACGACAACATTGTTACCCCGAGCAACTACATGGGGTATCAAGAGACGCCGGGATATACCGACATCAGCTATGCCAACGCAGGGCTGATGGGTGCGCCAACTGGCGCATATACCCCGATGGCGGGCTACAACGTAGAGGCGTTGCCGGGGCAAGTTACCGCAGGCCAGCAAGCGCAAGGATTGGCTGGCATTGCGGGCGCAAATCAGCCGCGTGATTCGCAGTATTACGGCGTTGCCCAAGGCGGCCGCCCTGTTCCAACCAATCTTGGCCAATTAGACGAATCACGGTTTTATTCGCAGATAGCCCCCGGTGGGTTTGATTTCGGCGCAGCGTTTGGCGGCCCATCTGGCGGTTTGTTTGGCCTTGCTGGCGGCGGCCCTGCCGGTGTGCAGCTTGGTGGCTTGGATACCAGCGGTGTCCAAGGCGTTCAAGGCAACGTCGGCCAGTTTGGTCAGGCACAGGGCGGCACGGTTGCAGGCCCGCAGTTGCAAGGCTTGGATTTGTCAGGGCTTGGCGGCCCGATGGGTGGCCCGCAAGCTGGGCAGTTTGGTTACGCGCAGCAGTTTGTCCAAGGCCCGCAATTACAGGGTCAGATTGATGTTTCTAACATTGCACAAGGCCCGATCAACGCAGGCTCAACGGCGCAGCAAGCGATCCTGTCGCGTTTGTCGCCGCAGTTGCAGGGCGAACGTCAGCAGCTTCAGACGCAGCTGATTAACCAAGGCTTGCGACCGGGTGGCGAGGCGTACAACGCTGCCATGTCGGCGCAAATGCAGAAAGAAAACGACCTTCTGCTGCAAGCCGCCGCGCAGGGCATCAGCCTTGACCAAGCCGCTCGTCAGCAGCAGTTTGCCGAGCAGCAGTCACGCGCTATGTTTGCTAACCAAGCCGCGCTGTCGGGTTTTGGCGCAGGCATGGAGCAGGCGGGGCTGTATAACGTCGGCCTTGGTCAGAACTTCCAGCAGTCTTTGGCAGCGCAGCAAGCGCAGAACCAAGCACAGCAGCAGGCGTTCCAGCAGCGCCTTGCCGGTGCCGAGTTTGGCCGAGAGGGCGAACTGGCTCGTTTTGGCGCAGGTATGCAGAGCGAAGAAGCTCGGAACCGCGCTATCGCACAGAACACGCAGCAAGCCTTGGCAAGCGGTCAGTTTGCCAACGAAGCGCAGGCGCAGCAGTTTGCACAGCGTCTCGCCGCAGGCGAATTTGGCCAAGAGGCGCAGTTGGCATCGTTCCAGACTGGGCAGCAAGCGCAGCAGGCGATCAATCAGGCCATCGCGCAAAACTTTGCACAAGCGCAGGCCGCGCAGCAGATGGGCAATCAAGCTGTTGGGCAGAACTTTGAGCAAGCTCTGGCCGCTCAACAAGCACAAAACGCTGCTATCGCGCAGAACTACCAACAGGCGCTTGGCGCAGGCCAGTTTAACCGCGAGGCGCTGCTACAGCAGTTTGGCATGGGTCAGCAGGCGCAACAGTTGACCAACGAAGCCATCGCGCAAAACTACAACCGCGACCTTGCGCTACAAGCCGCGCAAAATCAGGCGTTGCAGCAAGTCTTTGGTCAGCAGGTCACGCAAGCCGAACTTGCCAACGCTGCCGCAGGGCAGAATTTCCAGCAGCAGCTTGCCGCGCAGCAGGCCAACCTCGCACGACAGGCTCAACAGGCTGGTCAGGCGCAAGGCGCTTCTGCGTTCTACAACCAAGCGCAAGCGCAGGCCATGCAGCAGGAATTGGCTCGTCAGCAGGCGCAGAACGCCACGCAAGGCCAGCAATTCCAGCAGATTGTGCAGCAGCAAGAAGCCCGCAATGCGGCTCTCTCGCAGCGATTCCAGCAGGATATGGCGCGTGTACAAGCGCAGAACGCCGCACAACAGCAGCAGTACAACCAAGCGTTTGCACAGGCGCAGTTCCGCAACACGGCGGCACAGCAGGCGTTGGCACAGCAGGCGGCTATTCGCTCCCTGCCGGTTAACGAAATCAGCGCGTTGTTGTCAGGCGGTCAGGTCAGCATCCCGCAATTCCAAGGCTACAGCGGCGTCAACATCGCGCCACCGCCGGTATTCCAAGCCGGTCAGGCAGCGGGCGATTTCGCACAGCGTAACTATCAGAACCAAGTTGGCGCGTATAACGCGGGCATGGGAATGCTTGGGCAACTTGCTGGTGCGGCGGGAACCGCAATCGGCGGCGCAGGCAGCATTCCCGGATTGTTTGGAATGTCAGATCGCCGCTTGAAGTCCAACATTGTGCGCGTCGGTACGCACCCGCTCGGCATTGGTATCTACGAGTACGACATATTTGGCGAGCGTCAGCGCGGCGTCATGGCTGACGAGTTAGAAGCTGTGCTGCCAGAAGCAGTCGCCATTCACCCATCTGGTTACAAGATGGTCAATTACGGAATGTTGTGAGGGCTAACGCATGAACGGATTTTCACCAGATCGTAGACCGCAGCAGTTAGCCCAGATGCTGGCTGCCCAAGAACGCAACACCTCGCTCGGAGCGCCTCCGGGGCAGCGCGACATGGCAATGCGTCAGGTGCCGGGTATGGGCTACTCACAAGCCACGCCAAACGCCGCACCGGGTGTACCGCCGCAGGCGATGAACTTTAGCGGCCCAATGACGACCCCGCAGCCGGGACTGACTGGCTCACGCGGCATTATGGGTGGTATGGGTCGCCCGATGGGTAGCAGAATGTCGCCGCAGATTGGCGGTCAGATGCAGCGCCCACGCGGCCCCGGCGCACAGGGTTATCCACGCTCTCCGGGTTTAACGACCCCGCAGGGAGGTGGCTACAGAGGGGATTTTGACTATGGCCAAGAGTGATCGCACCCGATACGTCAGCACATTCCGCGCTCCGACCGAGTACGAGCGCCAGTTAGAGGAGGCACGCAAACGCGCTGCCCTCGCTGAAGCCCTCGCACAACAGGAATATAAGCCGATGGAAGGGACGGCTGCGCCGATCCCGAAGGCTGCGCCGCTTGTTAAGGCATTGCAGGGCTACCTGACTGCCCGCGAAGGGCGCTTGGCAAAAGAATCCGCAGCCGAAGCAGAAAAGGCTGGTCGTCAAGAATTTACCGATTACATCCGCTCGTTTGAGCCGGAACAGCGCACCGTTGGCATGGGCGAAATCGCCGCGATGGAAGCGCCGATGCCGATGATTAACACCACGCCGGGCGGCCCTGCCCCCGTGCAAGCGGGTCAGCCGGGCTTCCGCGCAACGGAATACGCACAGCCTAGCGCCATTGCCGCGCCAAACCAGCGCCTCATGCCCGCCATGACGGCGACGGGCGAGCCTGACTTCAGCCAGCCGATGCAGATGCAGGTTGGCGGCCCGCTTACGACCGCGCAAAAGCGAGCGCGAGCGTTGGAAGGGTTTGAAAGCGCAAATCCGATGGTGCAGCAGTACGCCATGACGCAGTTTGAGGCAACATCGCCCAAGCGCACCGAGTTAAAGGTTGGCGACATTGCGCCTGATAAATTTACGCCGCAAAGCATCCGCGCAGCCGTAAATTCGGGTGATTACAGCTTGCTTGTGCCGGTAGAAAACCGCGATTCATTGGTTGGCAAACCTTCACCGGCTGACTACACAACGGCCAGCATTGCCAAATTCGCAAAGTCAGGCAATTACACCGACCTTGTGCCTATTCCGCGAGTGCCGCAAACGCAAATTATTACGCCCCGAGATAAACAGAAGGACGAAGGCGGATTGCGGGATCAGTTACAGGGCAGATTGAAAGACATGGATTGGGATGGCGTTAAAAGCGCCTATCAACGCATCTTTACCGCACCAGAAAATGCGGTTGGTGACGTTGCCATTGTGTACGCCGTGGCAAAAGCAGACGACCCAACTGGCGCGGTTCGTAAGGAAGATTTTGATTTGCGAGCCAAAGATGGCAGCCTCGGTGGTCGCATAAAATCGTTATACGAAGAAGCTGCAACAGGCAGAATGTTGCCAGAACGTCGGCAGCAGCTAATTGATACGGCTTATGAGTTATACACAGCGCGTCAAAACGAAGTTAATTCGTTAATTGGCGAGTACGGCAATATTGCAAGCCGAAGCGGTCTTGACGTAGAAAACGTAGTCAATCCGTTTAAGTCAAAAGTTCTTGAGCGCCGCATTGTGTGGAGTAAGGAAAAGCAAGAAGAATTAGATAGGCTTCGTAGAAAAGCGGAGGGCAAATAATGCCACTCACAAAGGAAGAAGAAGCGCGTTATAAGCAACTGATGATGGAGCGCACCGCCTACGAGCAGCAAAGCAAGGCAATGACGCACTTTGGCGGCGACTATGGCGCTTCAACTGAATCTGAAGAATTTAGAGCTGGCAGAACCATGCCACGCTGGGCGCAAACTACGTTAAAAGGCGCACAAGCGTTAAGTTTTGGGCTTATCCCTAAACTGACCGGCTCAAAAACCGGCGAAATGGTGCGTGGCGCTACGACGCAGTTTCAAGAAGATTACCCAAAAACCGCATTTGGCATGGATTTAACCGGGTCAATGATGCCGGGTGCGATTGGTTTAACCGCTGGCCCTCGTATAGCAACGATGGGAGGGCGAACGCTTCCCGGCGTTGTTGATATGAGCGCCGCAAGAAGGATTGGCGGCGCTGCAATGGCTGGCGGCGTAGAAGGCGGTTTGTCTGGGGCTGGCTCATCAGATGCGATGACCAACACAGAGCTGATGAAGGACATACTGTTAAACGCGAGCTTGGGCGCTGGCGGTGGCGGTGCGGGTAGCGCAGCAACAGGCATCCTTGGTGCCGCAAGCCGTAACATTGGTGAACGCGCTTCAGAAAAAATTGCATTGAGTGAAGCGCAAAAGCGCCTTATTCAAGCATTGATGCGCGACACCCCAGAGGGCGAAGAATTTGCACCAGCCGTAATGGCTCGGCTGCGGGCGCTTGGCCCAGAAGGGGCGTTGTTGGATACGGGCGAAAATGCTCGTCAAATTGCTGATTTGCTTGCCACATTGCCGGGACGCGGCAAAAAAGAATTGCGCGAGTTTGTTGAAGGACGCGCAACCACTCGCGGTGAGCGTATGGCGCAAGCGGGTCAGGAAAGCTTGGAAACAGGCGGCAAACGCTTGGTTTCT